AAGACCATGGGCCGAAAGTGGACATTAGTAGGATTTAATGATAAGTCTTTGCGTAATGACTGTGTTAACAAACGGGCTGAAATGTATGTTCTTGCCAAGGAATGGTTGTTAGAGGGGGGGTGCATAGGCGATGATGATGATCTGTATGAAGAGGCTCTGGCAGTTGAGACGATGGCAACCATGGACGGGAAGTTTAAGTTTCCGCCGAAAGAAAAGATGAAAGAAATACTGGGAAGATCGCCGAATAATTGGGACGCACTGGTTTTGTCATTCGCAAGCCCGGTTCGGCCAAAGGTAAAGATCAAGCCGCCTGCCCCACGTAAGAACTATTGGAATTGAAATGCCCCATAAACCCATTGAAGTCGTACATTTAACCCCTAAGCTTAAAGAGATCCATGAAAAGGCGTTGATTGCTTCTAGGGAGGTCCAAGAAGTCCAGCATGATGAACGTATTCAGAATATGGAGGAGCGACGCTTTGTCACAATTGCGGGTGCGCAGTGGGACGGCAGGTTAGGCGATCAATTCGAGAACAAGCCAAAGTTTGAAGTAAACAAGATTCAGCTATCCCTTGACCGCATCAAGAATGAATATAAGAACAATCGCATCACAGCGAATTTCGAGCCGACTGACGGCAGTGAAAACGACACCCTTGCAGATACAGCAGACGATCTCTATAGGGCCACCGAGCGCAGGAGTGTGGCCAAGGAGGCCTATGACAACGCCTTTGATGAAGGTGTGTCTGGCGGGATTGGTGCCTGGAGGCTATCAACAGAGTTTGAGGATGAGTTCGATCCGGATAACGACTTACAGAATATTATCATCACTCCGCATTTCGACGCAGATATAACAATCTTCTTTGACCTGGGAGCCAAGAGGCAAGACAAGCTGGATGCTATAAAGGGCTGGGCATTGATAGCGATGACCCGTAAGGCTTACATCGATACTTATGATGACGATCCGGTGTCGTGGCCGCAAGAGATAGGAGATACTTTCTTTTTTGATCACGAAAAACCCGACATTGTTTATGTTGCTGAATATTATCAGGTGGACGAAGGCGTGGTGACCAGAACGACCTTCAAGTCCCTTCAGGATGAGGAAGAAACCTTTGATGATATCTCGGATGAGAAACGCGCGGAATTGGAAGCAATTGGTCATGAGATGAGTAGTGAACGTAAAGTAAAACAGCGCGAAGTCCACAAATATATCATGTCAGGCAGCAAAATACTTTCAGATGAAGGTGTGATTGCCGGGAAGTTTATTCCGATTGTTCCCTTCTTTGGCAAGCGGTCTTATATCAACAATGTCGAGCGGGCGCAGGGCCATGTCAGGCTTGCCAAGGACATGCAACGGCTTAAGAATATGCAGATATCATGGTTGGCTGAAGTCGCGGCCCGGTCAGGCGAGCCCAAGCCAATCGTCACGCCTGAGCAAATAGCGGGGCACGAGAACATATGGGCCAATGAGAATATTGATAATCCTGCATATCTCACACTAAATCCTATCCTCGACAAGGACGGCAACGAGGCCCCGGCCGGGCCGTTGGGCTATACGCAGCCCGCCGTCGTGCCGCCGGCCACTGGCGCGCTTCTTCAAATCACCGACCAAGATATCAAAGACGTGTTGGGTGATCAGGCCCAGGGCGAAAAGATTGTTTCCAATATCTCCGGGGATGCTATTGAGAAGATCCAAAACCGTATTGACATGCAGACGTTTGGCTTCATGGATAATTTTGCCCGGGCTATTGAGACATCTGGGATTATCTGGTTGTCCATGGCCAAAGATATTTTTACTGAGGATGGTAATCAGGGGCGCAAGCTCAAGGCCATCACGAGCCAAGGGAAATCAAGGCAAATTGAACTATTCCGAAAAGTTCTTGATCCCAAAACTCAAAAAGTAAAAACGGAAAACGACTTCAGCCGGGCCAAAATGGATATTGTCGTGGATGTTGGACCTTCAAGCAGCACCAAACGTCAAGCCACAGTCAATACCTTGACAAGCATGCTGAAGTTTGCGATTGCCCCAGAAGACCAATCGATCATTACCTCCATGATTATGATGAATATGGAGGGCGAGGGCGTCAGTGAGGCGCGAGAGTTCTTCCGTAATAAACTGGTCCAAGGCGGTGTATTGAAACCTACTGAAGACGAGGCCAAGGCTCTTGCGGCAGCAGCAGCGGCGCAGCAGAACCAGCCATCAACAGCAGAAGAAGAATTCTTGCAATCTGAAGCCTCTAAAAATGAATCTGAGGTCATGAAGAATATGGCTTCAATCGGCAAGACAATTGCTGAGGCCGGTAAGACAGAGGCCCAAACCGCAGAGATTATTGAAGGTATTGACCGTGCGGATCGTGCGGAAATATTCGACCAAGTCGATAAATTAAACCAACCAGACCAACCCCCAACCCAATAGGCTCCCATGCCTATAACAATGGAGTAAGCTATGACAATCGAAGATCAAAACGAAGCCATTCAGCAGGATGAGATCGTTGAAGAAAATGAAGAAAGCCAATCTGACAACAGTGAGGCCGAAACAGATGAAGAAGAGGGCGCTGAAGAAGAGACCCTTGTTGTTTCCATCGGTGAAGAAAGTCCAGACGAGGACGACACGGCCCTAACCGTTGAAAAGGAAGATGACACCGACACTATCCGGCAGATGCGTAAAGCCCTGAAGGAAAAGAATGAGGCATCGAAGGCCGATAAAAAGAGGCTGAAAGAACTTGAGGCCAAGGAGGCGGAGCGTTCGGCCTCCAAGGACAAGGTTGAATTGGGTGATAAGCCAAACCGGGATGATTATGAATACGATCAAGATGATAAGTTTGAAACTGATCTGGTTGCTTGGCATGACCGAAAGCGCAAGCATGAAACCAAAAAGCAAGCCGACAAAGATGAAGTGGCCGCAGCCGATGAACGATGGCATAAACGAGTATCCACATACGACACGAACAAAGCCGCCCTGAAGGTGGATGACTTCGAAGAGGTTGAGGAAAGGGTCAAGGCAAAGTTCAGCGTCCAGCAGCACGCCATAGCCATCCACGCCTTGGATAAGCCGGAATTGTTTGTGTTGGCCGTGGGTAACAACCAAAAGATACTTGATCAGTTGTCCGAGATTAAAGACCCGGTTAAATTCGCAGTTGAAATAGGAAAGATTGAGGCCAAATTGAAAACCACAAAGAGGAAAGCCCCGGCACCCGAAACCAGATTGAAGGGTACAGCAGCCATCGGCGGTTCGTCTGACAAAACGCTTGCGAAGCTGGAACGAGAAGCCGCGAAGAACAATAACGATAGAACCAAGATAGTTGCCTATAAAAAGCAGCTTAAAGAAGCCTCCTAAGCCCAGATTTGCCATTGCGGGTAAAATAAGTTATTGTATCCGCAATGGTGTCGCTCACCCCACGAGCAGTTAAACGTATGGCCCCCGTTCAGCCTATTGAATGAGTAAATCTTAATCTCACTCAATGGAGGCCAAAAATGGCTAATACTTTCGGAAAACAAATTACAGTTCTCTTTGACGATGTTCTAGAGGGTTTCGACGACCAGCTGGTTATTTCTGGAATGGTCGATGTGTTCAATTTTGATGATCAGGATCTTGAACGATCAAGCGATACAATCTGGCGTCCGCGCCCACGAATCTCCCAGTCATTCACCGGAATCAACCAGACAGGCAACTTCAAAGACGAAGTTGAATTGATGATCCCGGCCAGCGTTGGCACGGTTAAGTCTGCCAACTTTACACTGACGGCCACCGAACTGCGCGATGGGACGGCGTTTTCAAGGACAATGCGGTCCAAAGGTCAGAAACTTGCATCTGATATTAATGTTGCCTTGATGAATACGGCGGCCAATGAAGGGACCGCAGTTGTCGACAGATCAGCAGCTGCAACGGGTTATGATGATGTTGCCGAGGCAGATGCATTGTTCAATGAGCGCGGTATTCCTATGGAGGATAGAATGTTGGCACTATCCAGCCGCGATTACAATGGTATGGCTGGCAATTTGGCAGCGCGCGAAACCATGACTGGAAAGCCCACGCGTGCCTTTGAAAGGTCTTTTGTTGGTACTGTCGCCGGGTTCGACACATTCAAGCTTGACTATGCCAATAGCCTTGCCGCTGCGACTGGCACGACCGTAACGATCAATGAGGCAACTATCGGGTCTCGCCATCTCACCCCTGTAGCGACTACCGCCACATCAGACGGTAATAACCGGAACAATGTTGATAACAGGCTTCAGACCATTACCATTGGAGTGGTTTCTGGTACTGTGGCTGTTGGTGACGCCTTCACTATCGCGGGCGTAAACTCAGTTCATAACATTACCAAGCAGGATACTGGTCAGCCCATGACCTTCCGGGTTGCGAACATTCTTACTGGTGGTGGCGGCGCAGGAACCATCGAGATCAGCCCCCCCATTATCACAGTTGACGATACAACTACTCCCGGCGATGTACAGTATCAGAATTGTAGCGCCACCCCAGCCGATGGAGCCGCGCTAACGTTCTTGAATACCACGCTGGCGTCAGTTAATCCTTTTTGGCACAAGGGAGCTATCGAGCTTAACCCTTCACGCCTGATTATTCCTAGCGAGAGCAATTTGCACCATATTATGGGAACCACAGATCAGGGCGTCACTCTATTGATGACCAGTGACGGTGACTTGAATACCCTGAATACCCGATATCGTTTTGATGTGTTGTTCGGGACCACAATGCTTAATCCAGAGCAAGCCGGTATTATGTTGTTCGGCCAAGTTTAATATAACAGGGGGAGGCTTCGGTCTCCCTTTTCACCAAATGACCAAGGAAAACCAAATGACCAAAACAATGCTTTATAAGCACCCTGGCCCCCATAAAATCCACGGTAATAAGTTTGATTATGTTGTTACCGAAGATATTGAAGCGGCCTTGAAAGATGGTTGGTTTCTGACCACACCTGAAGCCTTGGAAGCCGGACAGCCAAAAGCTGAGCCAGAGCCTAAGCCAGAACCTGAAACGATTAAACCCGATCCCGAGCCTGAAACAGCTCCTGAAGAGGAGTCCGAGTTGACGGAAGAGGTTGTTGAAGATACTCAGCCTGATCCAGAGCCCGAGGTTGCTAAAGAGCCAGAACCTGAAAAGGCCCCTACTCGTGATCAGATAAAGAAAAAGGCTGATGAACTTGGTATCGAATATCCAAAGAATATCAAAACTCCCAGACTGCAAAAATTGGTAGAGGACAAGTTGGATGAGTTGGACCAAAAGACAACTGATTAACAAAGCCTTCTCGGTTGCTGGTTTGGCATCGTTTGTTTTTAGCCTGACCCCTGACCAGCTTCAAGATGCTTTGCTCTCCCTTGATAGCCAAATGGGGACCTGGGACGGCCAAGGGATCAGGGTTGGATACCCCTTGACCACAAGCCCCGAAAATAGTGATTTAGACCACCTATTTGAACCTTGCGATACTGATTGCCCCCGAACATGGCAAGACGCTTTCCAACGATACCCAGAAAAGAGCCAGACAGGCTTTTAATCAGTTATTGGCCCGGCATACGCAGCCACCACGTAAGAACCTGCCCACCTCATTGCCCAGTGGGGCCGGACACAGACACCACCACGGAATTCATGACAACTTTATACGGCCCCCGGTCGAAACAATTGATACCGCCTTTGATGGTGAAATAGAATTGGAATAATTATGACAAAAATTAATAAATTGACAGGGATTGACGCGGTTAGTGCGGGTGATTTACTCCCCGTGTTTGTTAATAGCGATGGTCAGGCCCGTAAGGCGGCTATGTCTGTTCTTCAGGCATTCATGCAGGACAACCTGAGCTTTGGGGTTTCCGCATTCACGACACAATTTGCAAGCCCATCCTC